GTGAACTTAAACTCATGGAAGGTTCAGCAAAAATTATCTCCCTTATTGCCAGGGATGAATCTCAACATCTCGCATTGACCCAGAAGATCCTCTACAAGTGGAAGAAGGGTGATGATCCTGAGATGCAGCAGATCATTAAGGATGAGGAAGAGACAGTGCGTCAGATGTTCCTTGACGCAGTTGCTCAAGAGAAAGAGTGGGCAAAGTATTTGTTTGAGAATGGTAGCATGATCGGTCTTAACGAGCGTCTGCTTTCTCAATACGTTGAATGGATTGCTAATCGTCGTATGAAAGCAATCGGTCTAGCACCTGCCTTTGATATCCCTGCTAAAAACAATCCTCTGCCTTGGACAGAGCACTGGCTAAATAGCAAGGGTCAACAAAATGCCCCTCAGGAAACTGAGATTGAATCCTATGTCGTCGGAGGAATCAAGCAGGATGTTAGTGCGGAAACTTTTAGCGGGTTTAAGCTATAAAATTACAACATGGATACGGATACCCAAGGTGTATCCAGGTACACATCACAATGCCGAGAAGAAATTGGAAGAGACAAGCGAGGTCCCTTTATTCAAACGAGACACAATCGACTGGTATTCCGAAAACCCCGATACATGGTATCAGGGACCACTTATCCTTCTTGAAGAAACTCAAGAAGGACTTAAAGAATACCAAGCCCATTAGCAACACTCCCTACTACCGTCGTAAAAAGAAACGAGATAAGTAGGGGGTTGCATAAATAGAAATGTCATGCTATCATGACAACACGTTCATCCTCCTAGGAGGACGCAAGTAAGTCGCGCAACGGAGCGTTGATCCCATGATTGAATTACTTTTGTATTCGACACTCACCTGCCAACAAGCTGATAGTATCATGCTTAAAATGAAAGCAAATGAGGATCTCTCACCTGCTTTCAAGGTAGAATTGATAGAGACCGTAAAGGAATCTGTCCCTGAGTGCTATTGGGACGCAAACGACTGAAGGAACGGGGATTAAACCACCCTAACTTCAGAGGACTAACTCATGAACACACTCAACTACATCCGTAAGAGGATCCAGAAGGCTGCAGCTCTTCACGACGCACAAATTCATCACACCACATACCGTGGAGTGGAGTATGACACACGTTGTGTGGAAACCAAAGAGTCCCATGGGACTTTCTGCTACCGTGGAAAAACCTACGCCAAGTAGAGCATAAGTAAGAGGGGACCTTCCCCTCTTTTTTATTATTCTTTTTAACTATGAATCACGAGAAAGTAAAACTAATTGCACACAATCTCAAACTCCTAGCAATCTCTCTAGAGGATGCTATCAAAGAAGATCCTGATGCATACAAACCCGTGCCTGAGAAACCATGGTTTCCTCCCAACCAGGCAGAGCGTTTAGGTTATAGATATAGTGACGATGATGATGGTTATGCAGACTGATGAAACTATTAACACTTGATGATTACAAAAAGGCAGGCGATACTTTCTGGGAGAAGTATTGGTATGTTGCCAAAGAATTGGGCGGTGATGCTAAGACCGAAGACATCCTCAAAGTAATGGAGTCTCTGGGTGCTGTTGCACTCAAGTTGAGACTGGAGGAAGATAAGGTTTCCCCGTTTGGATTCAAGAAGGAGACTGAAGAAGATGAAGATTGATACTCAGGGTATGTCATTGCCTGGTAAAGGACCAGCGATTCCACAACGTGAGTATCCCCCTCTTGTTATACCCAAGCGGACAATCTTCACACCACAAGAGCGTATTGAATTGAAAGAAATCATTCATGAGGCACTCGATGAGCGAGAAGGAAGATGAAACCACAGAGTGCAAAAGCGAAGGGTAGAAACTTCCAGAAGTGGGTGAGAGATATGCTCATCGAGCATAGGAATGTCCACCCAGAGGACATTGAGTCTCGCAGCATGGGTGCTGGTGGGGAAGATCTTATCATGGCACGAGATGCTAGGAAGAAGTTTCCCTTCAGCATTGAGTGTAAGAATGTAGAGAAATTAAATGTGTATGATGCTTATGATCAGGCATGTGCTAACTCTGGAGACTACGAACCTATCCTCTTCATGAAAAAGAATAGGAAGCAAGCACTCGTGGTAGTGGATGCCGAATGGTTTATCAAGCATTTCGGGGTTGACACCTGACCCACCGCGCATATATAATTAGCAAGTTAAGGAGCGGAGACCCATCATGGAAGATCAATTTCTTGAGGAGATTGATGAGATTAATTATACAATCGAATTTCTAGTGGATCAACTACACGAAGCCTTAGCAGAAGGAGATCATCTACGAGGACAAGTCCTTGCAGAGAAGATCCGACAACGATCTGAAACTATCAAATGATTCATTCTTTATTTTCTATTCCAATCGCACACTATGAAATTAAAAATTGGAAACAGAATAAAGAAATGATCATGAATGCTCTCCCCACCTTTGGGAGAGAGCATCTAGAATCTAACGGTGAGCAATACACAGACTTCTTTCATCAAGAAGAATGGGAGTTGCCACCTTATGCTGACACGGTGATTGCAATCATCGAGCCATACCTTGCTGAGTTTACTGAGCGTAGACGCATCGAGTTTACTGACATGTGGTGCCAGACATCATACAAAGGTCAGAAGCACGGTCTACACAATCATGGACACAGTGGATGGTCAGCAGTTATGTATGTAGATTTTGATCCGACAGTCCATCAAGCCACGCAATTCATTTCACCTTTCAATAACCCTTGGAGCGGTAGGTTACAGACCTTCGTGCCACCTGTTAATGAAGGGGACATGGTTATTTTTCCAGCAACCATAGCACATGAGGCACTACCCAATGAGTCAGATAAATCACGCACCATCATCTCGTTTAACATCCGAGGTAAGGTTGACAAGGTTAAGCGGACTATGTGGGAAGGTGATCCAATTGTACGTGTGAAAGCATAGGGTCCAGTAGCTCAGTGGAATAGAGCAACTGCCTTCTAAGCAGTCGGTCGATGGTTCGAATCCATCCTGGATCGCTTGCACTTCGGTGCATGTTGGAAAACCAAATAGGAGTCAGTCATGACTGTTAGAGATCGCTTTGCAGATTCAGTGCAAATTCTGAAGGATACTGTCAATGGTAACATTGCCCTTGACACAGAGTATCCACCCCTCTTCCAAGCACTCTGTCGCTTTTACAGTGACAAGAGCGCACGTCACGTCCACTTTTGGGGACTAGATGTGGAGGAGGACTATACGATTCTCATTGATAACATGATTGCGGATGGCGTCTTGGAAATGACCTAAACTTTACCCTGGTCGGGATACTTATGCTTAAAGAAGAAATCGTAATTTATAAAGATCGCGTCTGCACCCCACTTAATGATGAGTGTAATGACTTTATCTGGGGTGACTTTGTTGATGAATCCGTTGTGGCGGGACTTGAAGATTTCTGGCATAAACAAAGCGTCTTGGAGTTTCATGAGGGAATGGTCATGCGACAGGGAGATGTAACAGTTGACAAGAGTTATAAAGACTCTCTCGATCTGCTCATCCCCTATCAATTGTCTTGTCCCGAAGTGCTTAACTACATGAATGCACTTCAAGGCGTGCTCAATCAATACTTGGAGAGGTTTCCATTCTGTGAGACCTCACGCTTCCAAGTAAACGAACCACTGTCTATGCAGTGGTATCCTAAAGGTGGTGGATTCAAGCAGTGGCATACCGAAAGGTCTAATGCCCTGCCTGGAAACACCTACCGACATTTAGTCTTTATGACTTATCTAAATGATGTCCCTGATGGTGGCACTGAATGGTATCACCAACAGAAGTATGTCCCAGCGCAGCGTGGATACACTGTGATCTGGCCAGCAGATTGGACATTCCACCATCGTGGTAGGGTGTCTGATACACAAGAGAAGAAGATCATTACAGGTTGGTTTAGTTTTACCTAAGGAGATACATGGAATCACAGGACGACAAATGGAATAGAGGACTAGACATTTTCATAGAGAGTGTGCTAGAACCTGACCCTAAACTGAGGGCATGTGCTCATTCCCAGAAATGTTACCACGAACTGTTGTGGATTCGTGAGGATGTGCTATCATATTTGAAGACACTCAGACGACCATGAATGATCTAGATCCACAGTCAGTCGCAACGACTAAGACGACTGTGATCCACGAGCGGTTTCCCTATCGCTATGTGCAAAGGGGTTACATTCAACTGAATGGTAAACCTGATTTTCGTTTGCAAAAAGCAAACGAGTATACAAAGAAGTATTCTGACATCTATCTCTTTGATAATGGTGATCAGTTGCTCCTTGCTATTGAAGACTTTGAGTATGCCAAATGGTTAGACCCTGCTGGTGTGCCTTGCTATACACGAGACAGTGTTAAAGCGTCTTCTTAGAGTCTGGAAGTACTCTCTAGGGTCATTCTCTGATGACAAGACAGGACCCTATGATAATTACATTGCAGGTATTCGTACCTGCATTTTTGTATCCTATCTTGTCACCAATTGTTTTATCGTCAGCGGAGTTATCCGTCACTGGAATTATGAAAGCAGAATTGACAGCAGCAACAGAGGCGCTCAAGAAAGCACTGCACAGTGCGATCGATGACCCTAACTTCAACCGTAGTCACCTGAGTGAGCTGTGGCGTCACTACAATGGTCTACAGACCATCACTGAGCAGTGTGCTGAGGACGTGCCACAGATCGAATTCCCTAGCAGTCCGATCTATCTCAACGACAACTACGACTTCCAAAACATTGACACTGGTATCATTGGTGGCGAGGGCAGTGATGGCATTACCTTCAGTGCCTACGGTAACCAAGCAGCACAACCCGTGGACATGGGTGGGGTGATCGGTGGACAGGATGTCATCTCATTTTCCTAAGGGGGCTTGACAAATATTGTAAAGTTATATATAGTTACAAGAAGTAACATACCTTAACAAATGACTGTTACAATCGAAGACGGTGGACGCACCAACATGTATGCCACCGAGCCCCAAATGTACATCGACCCCCAAGTAACTAAAGCCATGCAATCTGACGTTTACGAAACTCATAACGAGTCTGCAGAGAAACTCAACGGACGCCTTGCCATGCTCGGCATCGTCTCTGCCTTCCTGTCCTATGCCTTCACTGGCAAACTCTTCTTCGGAGTATGGTGATATGACTCCTGAAGCAGAACGTTTTAATGGTTGGGCAGCAATGATCGGAATCGTTGCAGCAATGGGTACCTACGCTGCCACAGGGCAGATCATTCCAGGTATTTGGTAATGAGTCTAGAGGTATTTCAGACGATCGTCTTCTGTCTTACTCCTCTTGCTGTCCTGTTACTACTAGCAGACACTGATGAGGATGATGACGGAAGTGATGGAGGAATGATGATTCCTTCTTATGCTCCAACCTCTTGACAACCACGCTAAATACGCTATGATACTCGGGTGCCTCAGGCACCCTTTTCTATTATGGATAGACTAGACATGAGACCACTTGTAATGGTAACAGCAATGCTGCCACTGCTTATGGCATGTACTTCTTCTGCCCCTCAGAAATCTGAAGCAGCAGGACTGAGACCTACAAAAATCTTAGAGACTAAATGGGAGTGTGAAGATTGCTCCCCTGAAGAGAGTAAAGTCGTAGCGTATTTACAGACACCATCAGTAAATATCACAGACAAAAATGCTATTGCTACAATTCTTGGCAACATTAGACAGGAGTCTAATTTCACTGCCAATATATGCGAGGGAGGTGCTAGAGTTTCTTACCACGATTGTCATCGGGGTGGTTATGGCATCATTCAGTGGACCAGCGTAAACCGCTACGTCAACCTCGGCAAATTTGCCACCAAGTTTGAGTGTGATCCCTCCACATTCGACTGCCAACTTCGTTACATGGTTAACGAGAATATATTTCAGCGTCAACTTCCATACTTCCAATCGAATGGACAGAGTATCTCCTACTATATGGCACCTGCCTATCGTTGGTTGGGATGGGGCATCAAAGGTTACCGCGAGGACTATGCTTGGGATTATCTAAATAAACTCAGGTTGGATGCATGAGTCATGTATTGCTTAGAGTTTTACTGGGATGGTAACTGGGTTAAGTTAAAAAACTACTCAAACCTATCCATACACAAGGCTCAATTCCTTCTGCACCTGTGTGAAGCAGGGCAGAAGGCATTCCAAACTAAAAAAGAATTCAGGATGATTGCTCAATGATTGAAGACTGGCGCTATGACGACGGTAAGATGGTAGAAAGACAGATCTGTCTTACCGCTTTCATTCATAAGCAAATCCCCATAAATAGAGAAGTGTATGAATTCTGTCACTATTATGTGTCAAACGGTATGCTGAAGATACCCGACACGAAAGAAAAACTGGAAGAAGAATTAGCGTCCCACAACGGGGACCTTTATGCTTTTGTTGGCGACGGAATTTCTAAAGAGTTTTCTCTCTGGCAGAAAATAAATGAACGACAAGAAGGCAATCAAGAAACTACTGAAGCGAGCAAAGAAACATCC